CCGACGATCTCGCGGAACCAGTCCGCTCCCGCCTCCGCCAACGCCGGCGTGCCGATGACGTCCGGCAGGCGCAGCTTGTTGAAGATCGCTATCGCACGATTGGCCTGGGCCCGGTCGAGCTGCGGCAGATCCGGCAGCAGCGATCGTCCCGTCCGGATGCGTTCCCGCCAATCCGGCACGGCAAGCGACCACGGCTCCATGTCAGTTGACCAAGCGGCCCCACTCGTTGTCGGCGCCCGCCGTCAGCGCATCGCGCTCGGCAGCCTCTTTCTTGCCCAGGGGCTCGTCCACGCGCTTCGGCGCGTACTCCGACCAGCCGGCGCGCACCTTCAGCCAGAAGATCGCAGCCGACAGACCTTCACGAGTGGGCTTGCATGCCATGGTGAACAGGTTCTGCGCCACCTTGGCCGTCGCCTTGATGCCTCCCAGTTCGATTTGGTCGGCGTAGTGGAACCGGAGCGTCTTGGGGTCGATGCCGACCAGGCGGGCGATCTCGTCCTGGGGTATGCCGAAGCCGGACAGCGACTCCACGAGCTTGCGGGTGTCGTCAGTCGGCACATGCGCGGGCCGGCCGGCGCGGGAATTCGTCACTCGCTAATCCTCTGTCCCTAAAATTTCTGGCGAGCCAAATCAGCTATCGCTGCACACAAGATGGGGCAGCGGCGCTCGTCCGCCCTCTAGAAGGACCGTTCACGCTGAAACATTCATTGTGAAACCATTTGGCCTCGCGGCGTTGGAAGGAATCCCGCATGCTTTAGTATTGGGAGCGGCCCCACACCCTGCAACCTGTCGCCCACAAAAATAGTGAACAGCGTTGGCGGAGGACACTTGATGCCGTTTCATCCCGTAGATGTTCACGTCGGAGCGCGCCTGCGCCAACGTCGATTGCTTGGCATGAGCCAGACAGCGCTCGGAGACGCTGTAGACCCTACGGGCACGGACACTGGAGCAGAAGGTCAGCACATGACCCAACAACCCATTTTACCGAATCGGCAGCAAGGGGCCGGTTGTGAAGAGAATGTTCGTCGATAGCAGTTTCATATTTAGAGAATCGACAATGCGAATCCTGACGAAAATGGCCTTCTTGGCGAGCCTATCGTTGACCGCACCGGCGAGTGCTCAGTGGGCATTCGTGGATGGCAATGAGCTTCACAAGTGGTGCATGACTCCGGAATGGGAAGGACTCTGCATATCCTACATCAAAGGCACATGGGACATGATTGACTCAGTACAGAGTTCAAGAACGCGCCAAAAACTTGTCTGTGTGCCGAATGAGGTAACAGCCAGCCAAATGCGGGACGTTGTTATGAGGTGGGTGAATAGTCGTCCAGAACTTCGTCACCAGGCGGCTTCGAGCCTCGTGCAAAGCAGCCTGGCCGACACATGGCGATGCAAGCAAGGGCGTTGGCGGTTACAGAGCACTGAATCTAGACCGGCGTTCTCCAACTAGCAAACTGGCCCTTAGTATTCTGATTGCCTGCCTTCCCTTTGCCGTCCGACCATTACTCCGGCGCATTACGAAGACCGCGGAACGCAAGCGGCAAACCTCTTAGGGCTTAGAAATCAGCCACCCGTAGAGGCGTGGCAGGCACGACCACCCGTCGTCCCCTGCCACCGCTGCACGATCACATCGACGTACCGCGGATCAAGTTCCAGCAACCGTGCCCGCCGCCCCGTTCGCTCCGCAGCAATCATCGTGGTGCCTGAGCCGCCGAAGGGATCGAGTACGATATCCCGGCTCTTCGACGAATTCCTGATGGCGCGCTCGACCAGGGCCACGGGCTTCATCGTCGGGTGCAGGTCGTTCTTCACCGGCTTGTCGAAGAACCAGACGTCGCCCTGGTCGCGCGCGCCGCACCAGTAGTGATCGGCGCCGTCCTTCCAGCCGTAGAGGATCGGCTCATACTGGCGCTGGTAGTCGGCGCGGCCGAGCGTAAACGTGTTCTTGGCCCAGATCACGAAGGTCGACCACTTGCCGCCGGCCTCACGAAACGCCTTCTGCAGCGTGTCGAGTTCCGATGACGACATGCAGATGTAGGTCGCGCCTTTGGTCACGGCGAGCATGTTGGCGCTGGCGGCGTGGAGAAGGGCTTCGAACCCTTCGCCCAGCGCATCGTTCAGGATCGGCCGGTTCTTGCCGCGCAGCTTGTCCTTGGCCGAGTTGGCGTAGTTCACGTTGTAGGGCGGATCGGTAAACGCCATGTCGGCCAGTTCACCGTCCAGCAGCTTCTCGACATCGGCGCGCACCGTCGCATCACCGCACAGCACCCGATGCTCGCCGCAGATCCAGAGGTCGCCGGGCTTGCTGATCGGTTCCGCCGGCGGCTCCGGCGCCGCATCGGGATCGCCATCGCCCGCGTTATCCAGGAGCAACTTGCCAAGCTCGATCTCGCCGAAGCCCGTCAGGCCCATGTCGAAGCCCATGGCCTTGAGGTCGCCAAGCTCGACCGGCAGCAGGTCGTTATCCCAGGCGGCGTTCAGCGCCACCTTGTTGTCGAGAATGACGTAGCCCCGGCGCTGCGCCTCCGTCCAGCCGGTCGCCACCATTACCGGCACCTCGGTAAGCCCGAGGCTCTGCGCCGCCAGGAGGCGGCCGTGACCCGCGATGATCGTGCCCTGCTCGTCCACAAGAAGCGGAAAAGTCCATCCAAATTCCCGGATCGATGCCGCGATCTGGGCAATCTGCTCCGGGCTGTGAACCCTCGCGTTGCGAATGTACGGGATCAGGCTCGCCACCGGCCGGCGCTCGACCTTGTCGGCCGGCCAAACCGGGCCTGGTGCCGGCACAGGGGTCGGTTTCCTGCGCGTACGGCGCATTGCAGCCGTCTTAGCGGTCATTGTTGCCTTTCAGCTGGAGGCCTCAAAACGGG